AACGTGCATGATGACACTAAACGAGACATGGTTTCTATCATCTCTTTCTCGTTATCAGACTCCTGTGCGATCATCAGTAGTTTTTGTTCTTTTACCAGAAATGGTCTGTACTTTATTGTTTCACCTGTTGATGGTAACTCCAATTCATAAACTGGTGTATCTAGTTTTGGTAAAGCCATAATTTTTCATCCTTTAGTTATAATTTATTTAATACTTTTGGTATGTTTGAAAGTATTTGTCTCTCTACTACATTTCCTAAAACATCCCTAACTCTGTCACCAAGTGGTTTAGGTAAATCCGCTTCGTCTGCAAGTGACTTCCAATATCTATACGCAAAGGTAACTTGCACAGTTTGTAGTGTACCCTGTTCTGCACTTAAAGTTTGAGCTGCAACAGTTTTAGGGAAACACTCAACCAATCGCACTCCATATTTTCTTAGGTTTTTTGTATCAAGTTGATATATGTCCAATGAACCTGTGTACTGGTCATAATACTGCATCGCCCAAGTTTGTGGATTGTAAGATAGTCGTTGCCAAGTTTCAAATAATTGTCTCTCTCGTAAATCAGTTGAACACTGAAAAGTTGCAGTCAAGTTTGCATACGTCACACCAGTTGCAATTTCTCTGACTGGGCCATAAATGTTTACATCTTGCACTGTCTCTACATCTCTCTGAGGTATATCTATCTGACTACACCTAAGTCCAGCTCTCCTCACGACACCTTCTTTGGTTTTCTTTTGCATGTCTTGAGCAAACACATTCATCAAGTTTTCATTACCTCTTGTACCTGTCGGTGGATGTATGACTACTTCAAACCTACTTGTTATCGCATAACCATCATCAGTACGAAAGTCTGCAAGAATCTCATTTATTGTTCCGTATGCAGCTCCCTCTAACGCTCGTCCTAAATTAAAGTTTGACATTTATAAAACCGCCTTCCTACTATCTGACCACACTTTCCTTGCACTCTGTTTTCTGAACCTTTGCACAGGTAACGCAACTGCAATCATAAATTCATCTGCATCTATCCTACGAAATTGTGATTCGACAAAACCTTTCAAATATTTATGTATGGTTGGTTTAATTAACTTCACTCTTTTTACTGCGTTATACGATACTCTTAAAATTGTTGTCTCATCCATCTTACTGTTTGAACTGAAACGTGTGGTTAATTTATCTAACAGTTGCATCCTTAACGGAATGGGTAAGTAATGAAAATTTATACCTAAAAATCCATCAGAGTAAAATCTTAATGGTAACACCAAAGGAAAAGTATCGTAGTATGGTAACTTTTGTTTTAGTTTGGGGTCGTAGACAAACATGTTCAACCTACCGATAAAGGGTCTATTACCACGTTTACCTTCTCTGATTAATTGTTGAGAAGTGGGTCTACCAAACTCTCTTATCTTTTGACGATACCACTCTATAGACAGTTCTCTATTAGCAACTTGTTCTTTTAGTTTCTCTATGTACGGACTCTCAGCCATACTATTATTTATACTGAGGGTTCAAATGATCTTCAGTAAGTATCTTAAACTCCATGTTTTGGTCTTCGCAGTATTCTGTTGCAGACTTCCACTTTGCAGAGTTGATACCCCAATTCTCTACATCTTTATACCACTTTTTTGTTTTACGTTTTGGATTTCTTACTGGTGGTTTAGTTTGATATTTTGGTTTGACCTCTATGATAAACTTTTTAATCACACCATTTGACTGTCTAACTTTGATATAAAAGTCTGGAAAGTAACGATGTATTCTACCATCCCATGGCGACCTGTAAGGTATGATAATCTCTTCACTACCCCACTCTAGTATTGCATCTGTGTTGTCACAGTAAACCATAAGTTTACGTTCCCATAGTGAACGATATATCACTTGAGAGGAATCACCTTTATATTTCTTTGGGTTTACTGGTTTGTATCTACCTTTATATGACATGGTGTATAAATAATAAAAAAAGTTGTAAGGATATTTATATGGGTATAGATTTCGTAAGAGGTGCAGCTACACAGGTTGGTGGTACTGTACTTAGAAAAGTTGCAGGTGATCTAAAAGACTTAGTAAAAAGTAGACAACAGAGTCCTGACTCACCTGTCGAATCAATATCAAGATCAAAGTATGATACTAATCACTTTAGTTTTCCACTAGACGTTGAGTCAGGGGATGCTGGTTATGGTAATCATGGTCATTATATGATTTTTTTCATCAATGAAGTCCAACCTGCTGAGTTGACTTTTGCGAAACCCAAATCAGGGGCAGAGGGTTTCAATCATGCATCTTCTGATTACAATCAAAATGGTCGAAAAGAAGTTAACACTAAAAACTCTATCACAAATCCTGATCCCTCAAATCCTAATTATTATCAGAACGTGGGTCAATCTAATGACCAGTTCATCGAGAGAGATACCGAAGAAAAGAAACTAACCGAAACCTCAACTGAGGGAAATGACCAAACAGGTAAAAGTACACTCTCTATAAAAAGAGCACCAACTGTTCGTTTATCTGAGGCGATAACACTTTATATGCCACCTCAAGTCCAAGTGTCTTATGCCGCAAACTATAGTGACACTGAGATAGGTTCTCTGACCAAAGGTGCAGTTGATATATTTGACACGATATTATCAAACAATACTTTGGAGGGTAAGGTAGGTAAAACTTTAGATTCAATCAGGGGGGCTGCACTTGATGTTGCAACTACAAAACTATTAGGAGCTGCAGACGCACTTGGATTTACAGGTGCGAAGGCCGCATTTGAGATATCAAAGGGTCAAGTAATTTCTGATAGACTAGAACTGTCGTTTCAAGGTATTGCAAAAAGAAAATTTCAATATGTGTTTAAAATGATACCTAGAAACTCAGCTGAGTCTCAAGAGATTAAGAGAATACTACAGACATTCAAAACACATATGTTACCATCATTTGGGGGAGGTGACAGGTCTGGTAGAAGGATGGTTGTTCCAAATACTTTTAATATTCAGTATATGTATTTGGGAAAACAAAACAAATATCTTGATCCAATATCTGAGTGCGTATTGACAAACATGAGTGTGTCTTATGGTGGGGAGAGATATAGAACATTCGATCCAGACAATCAAGGAACTCCAGCACCTGTGGAGACACAAGTACAGTTAGACTTCACAGAACTAGAACTCATAACTAGAGAGAGAGTTTTAGAAGAGGGTGAAGAGGGTGCATTTGGCCCAACTAATCCAACTGAAGCGGTGGGGTAGACCATGTACTTTGATAGTTTTCCAGTTATTGTATACAAGGGTAAGGATGTAACTAATCTGTTAAGACGAGTTGCGATACGGTCTAAGGTAAAAACAAACACGTTAATATTTGACACTTATGATGTTAAAGAGGGTGAGACACCAGAGATGATTGCAGATAAACTATATGATGACTCACAACTACATTGGGTAATATTACTGGTCAACAACATAGTGGATAGGTATCATGGGTGGCCAATGTCGGGTAATCAGTTTCTTGATTACATCAATGAAAAATACAGTGACACCTCTGCGATACATCATTATGAGATAGAACAATCATCTGGTGATACTACAGTGAAAATTAATATTGGAACAGATAATACAGATTATCCATCTGCAACCGCAATAACAAATTATGAGTTTGAGGAACAAGAACAAAACAACAGGAGAAGTATAAGATTACTTGATCCAAAATTTACCGAGGACTTTGTTGCAGAATTTAAAGAGTTGATGAAAGAATCAACCATATAACATGTCAACCGCAAACTCAAGAAAATTACAATACGCAGGTGAGTATTCGTTAGAAAGATTAGAGTTAATAACCATCAATGGTAAATTTGATCTAACTAAAAATTACCTGCAACTAGATTTGTTTGAGGACTTATTCTCAAGTGGTATAACAGGAAGTTTAGTTATAACAGACACCAATAATTTAATAGTTAACTCACCTTTGGTTGGACAAGAATATCTAAGATTAAAAATATCATCGCCAGGTATTAGTAATGCAGATGCGATAGACTTTAGTGAAAACGTCCTTTCAGTTTACAGTATAGGTATACAAGAGGACAACTCTAAGGGTTCTCAAATAATAGAACTACGTTTAATAACACCAGAGTCTTTGACAAACCAGAGAGTAAGAGTAAGTAAGAGTTATAGTGACACAACAGATAGGATAGTAGAAGATATTTTAACAGGTACAAACTTTATTAACACCAAAAAAAATATTTTTATAGAACCAACTAAAGGTAATAGAAGAATAGTAGTTCCAAACATGCATCCTTTTAACATAATTAATAATCTTGCATCAGAGTCAGAATCAGTTGTGAATCCATCAAACTATCATCTATTTTTTGAAAACGCTCAGGGATATCATTTCAAATCTTTAATAAATTTGTTTCGTCAAAACACAAAGGGTGAGTATAACACTGGTGATGTCGGGACAATAATCAAAAAAACTCAGGAGGTTGATGATTTCAATAGAGTGATTGCGTTTCAAAGAACGGGCTCTACTAATATGTTAACGAATATTATGAGTGGAATGTTAAGTTCAAGATTAACTACTCATGACATCTACAACAAAACTTACAGTTCTTATTTTCATGATTACTCTTTCGATACCGATATTCCTAGAATGGAGAAAAATCCTATATATTCAAGTAAACCTATAGATGACTTAGGTAGATCAATCGGTCAGTTTTATGATTCAAAGATACACCTAAATTCTAGGTCAGGAACAACAATAAACAAGTCGTTTTCTAGGGGAGAGTCAGATGATGATAAAAATTCAGAGGGAGTATCAAGTAGTCTTACGACTGGTTCTGGACTTCTCAAAAGGAAATCGAAGTATGCAGAGATGATAGGTGCGATTAATTACAACATAAAAGTTGTTGGTCATACACAGATGAGAGTAGGACAAATGATTAATTTTACGATCTCAACTGTTGGAAACGATCACGGAAAAGGTGCATCAAATGATTTAATATCAGGTAAATTTTTGATAGAGAAATTAAGACACACGTTCTATCGAGCACCGACAGTTTTTCATCAGGTAAATATGTCGATAACTAAAGACTCATTTAATGATTCATTACCAGAAGGTGATATAGTACAACCAACCAGACGTAGTAAATTTGTAACAAGAACCACAGGTGGTGACGATTATGGTGCATTTTAGGAGAAAGGAGAAAAGACTATAGTAACTTATATCATGTAAACAATTCTTAAAAGAGAGGCAATTTATGACGAATAAAACGAAACAGAAATTGAAAAAAATGAACTTTTTATCACAAAGGAGAATTGAACCCATGAAAGATAAATATAGAAAAACTATAGGAACTTCATATGAAGACATTCAACGAATTACAGGAAGGAGTTTACGATCCCAATATTCTTAAAGCATTTTTCTTGGCTGGTGGGCCAGGTAGTGGTAAGTCTTACGTTGTAAAACGAACCACTGGTGGTTTAGGAATGAAGATTTTAAACTCAGATGACCATTTTGAGAGACTTCTCAAAGATGCTGGTCTTGACGCAAAAATGCCACCAGAAGAAAAACAACCAAGAGATGTTGCAAGAGATCGTGCAAAAGAGTTGACCACGTTCCAAAGGAAAAACTTTGTGCGTGGTCGTCTTGGTCTTATCATTGATGGAACAGGTAAAGACTTTAATAAGATTGCATATCAAGCCCGCGAACTTGAGGGTTTTGGCTACGATACTCACATGATATTTGTGAATACATCATTAGACGTTGCACTTCAAAGAAATAAAGAACGAGACCGATCAGTTCCAGAACCACTCGCAGTAAAATCTTGGAACGCAGTTCAGAGAAATATTGGTAAGTTTAGTAATTTCTTCAAAGGTAACTTTATCATTGTGGATAATAATGATAAAGATGAGGATATGATGCAACAAGTATTCAAGAGAGTGAGAGCCCTTGCAAAAAAGAAAGTAAGAAATCAAAGAGGACTACAGTGGATCAGAGGGGAACTAGAAAAGAAAAAAAGATAAGTCCTTGATTACAAAGGAAAATATATTTGCATAAGTCCTTGATTTTCAAGGACTTTTTTTTTGCAAAAACCCTTGACAAATGGGATATATTCCTGTATGATTGATATTGTAGTAATTGATGAAAGAAGTAAATTATGAATGTAAAGACAATGAGTGAAATAGGTGGTTGGATCGGTATGATACTGATTCACGGTGCGACAGTTCCTACCACCATGAGTGTGGTTCTAGGTTATTCGAGTGAGTTACCACCATTGAGTATGGTATTACTTGTTT